CATTTGCCGGAACTACATACTTATAATGCGTAGAATTATAATGTTCGTCAGCCGTTTTATAAACTGCCTGTCCAGTAAGTGCCGTAATCTGACGAACTGAAAGTTCAATCCACGTTTTCCACTTATCAAAATTTGTGCTCGCGTCAATAAATCCCAGCAATTCCCTGAGTTCCGTTCCGCCTTCTAATCCTGTTTTATTGAATAACATAAGCTTTTTATATTATATATTACATTCTTCCATTTTCACAATCTCCCTCTTTTCTTGCTGTCCCCTTTTTTTAAAGGGGACGAGCGAATCGGAGGGGTTTCTTTCTCTTATCCCCCTTTAGGGGTTAGGGGTCTATGCATTACTCACTATCCTGTCTGCCGGTTTTACCATATCTTCCTTCATCACTATCCTGCGGAAAAATCCTAACTTCACATTCTTATCCGGAAAATTCACTTTAATAGCATCGTTCCACGGTTTCATTAGTATCATTTCAGGTACCGCCGTTTCCGTGGCAAAATATCCTTTCAGCGCGTAAAGCATTTCACTTCCGGAATTCATTTTTCCGTCAACAATAATATTGCTCAGGCTGGGCGAAAGTCCAAAACCGGACGTTGAAGCTGAATCTGCTTTGTTGGCAATGGCAATCTGTGCATCGATATAATCTTTTATCTTTTTATCAATTGGTGTTACTTTCCATCCCTGATAACTCCGTGCTACTTCATTGTAAAACTCCTGCGTATGCAGAAACTTTCCTACATTTTCCGTTCCGGTAAGTGCCGAAGTAAAGTTTTCGAAAGCCTTATCTTTAAAATCTTCCAGCATTTTATCTTCATACGGAATTCCTTTCAGTTTGCAATTTTCTTCTAATTTAGCTTTAGCATCCAGCCAATATTCTTCCGGACTTTCAATGTGGTAACTGATGGCCGAAGCGTTGGCATTGTAACTGGTAAGAAGCGGAGCAATACCATTGGCAAGTTTCATCCATCCAAGTGCGCCCAGGTAACGCGGTGTTTGATAAAATGCTTTGCAGAATGAATATAAATTCTGATAACCCATGCTCACGGCATTGGCAAACGGATTATTTTTGTCCCAAATGGGGTAAGCTGCCATTTTATCAATGCGCACATTGGGAAAATGACCTGTAATAATACGCTGTGGATAATCCATATAGTCGCCCGGATATTCGAGCCGCGCTTTATCCACTGCAATATGTTTAATTTCAGCAATAAACGGTTTATTGCCAATACGCACGCCCCGGTTGCGAAACATTTTATAGAAAAATCCTAATCCGTGAGTCAGATCGATATGGCATTTCAGTATTTCGTTTATTCCGTCGAAACTGTCGAGCCAGTCTGCTACTTCCTGATCCTTTACCCACTTCATCACAATGTCGCCTTCGGGAGTATATACTTCTTCGTACTGGCGTGGACCTTCGCCCCATTGCAAACCTTGTATTTTTCCCAATATACCTTCACCGCTGTAACTTTCGTCTAATATGCGTTGAATTTCGAGCGGAAGATCGTTGTTATAACCCAATGGAATAATCTCATAGCCGCCAATTTGCATCCGTTGGTCGTACCACGAGTTTGGAACGGTAAAGTTATACATGGCTGCACCTTCAAAACCCTGAAAAGTAGCACCTACGCTGAAACTCATTAATCCTGCATTGGTATTGGCAACTCCAAAGTTACCTATTCGTCTTATTTCATTCATATCCTTATCTTAATTATTAATTATGCATTATTAATTATGAATTAATTAAAGCGTGCATTTTCTCCCATTAAACTCTACAATCAGCATTTGCCAGCAATTTCGTTTATCGCCATTATCCAAATCCATAAAAAACAGCTTATAACTGCTGTGTTCAATCACCTGATCGGGTGTTTTTTTTCGCAATCGTGCCCTGCTTATACGTGCCAGGTCGCCACCTTCCCGCGTTACCCGGTTATATTTGAAAAATGCAAATGAAAATTCACCTCCGGCACGGCTTATGCGCTCCATTTCGCGTATAGCGTCATATACTTGTATGGTAGGCATTTGTTCGTTCATGTTCCAAAATTAAAGTATTGGTATTGGGGGCGAAAGGACAAAAAAATAGTGGATAGTTGACAGTTGATAGTTGGGAGGTGGAATATAATTGGTGATTGAAAGGAAGTAATTTATTCCAGTGGGTGAAAAGTTGAATTAAGTGGTATTTTTGGGCAAAAAAAAGCCTCACATTTCTGCGAGGCTTTTGGGGAAAATAAACTTATAGGTTTATTTTATGGGTTCTGTAAAATTGAGTTGCATATCTAAGGCGGTAGCTACTTTTACTAATATATCCAGACCAACGGAATACTTTCCGGCTTCTATGCGGCATATATTAGCTTTTGTAGTTCCGCTTTTTTCGGCTAAATCTGCCTGAAGCATGTTTTTTTCTTTTCGAAGTTTAGTAATTGCTAAACCTATTCGTTCTCGTTCTGTCATTTTAGTTTATTTTAGAGGTATCTTCCTGTTCTATTGATTTGTCCATCCAATCTATCCAATTTTTAAAATATTCAATTGATTTTTCTATTACTTCGTCCAGATTTGTAAATTCAACCAAGCTATAATGCACTGCTACTTTATAATTTTCAATTACGCCAAATTTATTCCGGTAATAAAATTGTTTTTGCTTTACTTCCGGTTCCAATTGTATCTGCATGTCATTTTGCGAAAAGAATTCAAGCATTGTATGCGTTCTTACGTGCAATAATACATCACGTCCTTCGAGTGCATTACCGGTATGGTCGGAAGCCTCAAGAAATGCCCATTCGGGCAGGGTTAAATCGGTTTTTTGTTTCATAATATTTCAAATGAGTTACTAAATTCTTTATCTTTAAATAAGGCTGCAAGCCCTGTTATCTGTTTTAATCTGAGTAATTCGTCGGCATCCATGCCAATATTTTTAATAATCCATGCATCGCTCATACCTGCCTGAGTAAGTTCCGAAACTATATTACTCATTAGTTCCACATCGTGACTGCCACGGGCACGATTGTGGCGAATAGTGGAAGCCATGCGGTTCGATTCGTCTTTTTCAATCGTCACTACCGGAAGCATTCCGTTCTCACGCTCAAAAATATCTCGATGCGTTTTCATTACCGTGTATCGGTGGAAGCCATCTACAATTTCGTACTTGTCAATTTCTGACAAGTAATAACACACAATCGGCATGGTGTAGCCATCTTCTTTGATGGATTGATACAGCAACTTCATTTCGGGAGGTGCTACTGAATTTGGATTGTAACTGTTTGCCTGAATTTTATCAATCGGCACAGCTTGAACATTATAAACTGGTGATTTCATAAGAGTGATTTATATTTTTGCATTATATTTTTACGTCTGGCCATCTCGTTTTTATTCAGGGTGAAACCCATGTATTTGCAAAGATGGTCATTCTTCATTATACAGATACACATGCGCTTGAATGTGGGGATTTCTTTTGCTTCTGCAATATCAATTTCGTCGATATACTCCATGCGTACAGGTAGTTTCGAAGTCTGATAATTGGTAGATTCGGATACTTCAATCTGAATGCCCGATTGCTTTAGCTTTTCAATTACTTCAGCCGAAAGCACTCCGCCTTTTTCGCGCCAAAACTTCATGCTTACCGAAAGTTTGTCTAAGTAATTCGCCCGGGTTTCTTCGGGTAATGTTTTCAGCAGGAAATACATGTAACTTTCCCATGTATGATTAGCCGGTAGTTTAATGGAGTTCCATCCCATTGTCGTAGTTCCGCCATATATTCCGGTGAAGTTTACGCCGTTAACCCTACTGACCAATTTACCCCAGGTATGCGGTTCTATTACCCGATAAAGTTTCAAACTATCCTGAGCAGTTGACAGAAATGGACTGGCAACACGCTGTTTTTCGAGTGGTACACCCGCACGGTAAAATAAATCGTACAAGCGGTTATAAGCCCATTCAAAACGTGCATTTCCAGTCCAAACATCAGTTGTAAGCCAATCATAAACCGGATAAGCATTGAACACGTTCGGAAACATTTCCTTTGTCCAGTTTATTCCTTTGTAGTTACGATAATTACGGTCGCTGTAAATCGCTCTCCAACGGTTTAGTGATTCCTGTGTCCGAATTCCAACTAAACAGGCTGTTCGTTTCGCTCCTTTACGCTTATGAAGCCATAAACTAAACTTTTCCTGAAACTCATAATCCCACATGTTTGGTTTAAAGAATGGAAAATCTTTCTCGGTATAACAGTTTTCAGGCATTTTGCTCACCCAAATATCATGCTTCGATTGTTCCCATGGTCGCCAGTGGTTTTCGTGCATCGAAGTACAAGTGGTTACTTTAAAAGGAACACAACAACGGTAAACGTCAAGTATATCGGTATTTTCCGCCAGCGTTTTTTCAACATATTCAGTTGTCATTTGATATTGCGCTTCATAATCCATGTGGAAAACACATAGTTTCCGATCAGGGCAATGTTTCCTAATATAGTCTATGCAAAGATTGAGCATCACTCCGCTGTCTTTTCCTCCCGAAAATGATACACAAACATTGTCGAATTCTTCAAAAATGATTTTTAATCGCTGTTGTGATGCTTCGTAAACGTTCATAATATCTCCTTTAACTCCTTTTTTGTACACGTTTTAAAATAATTCAGCAAATCGCTTTTCTTCACATTATTGCTTTTCATAAGTCCTTCCAGTTTCACATTTCCGTCCAAATAATAATGATAACAGGTGCGTTGCTGTCCGGTGCGGTAAATACGAAATTTATACTGGTCCACATCGGCAAAATTCCATGTCTTATCAAACTCAATGGTTACATTTTTGGCTTGCAGATTTATACTACTGCTATCGCTTTGAATGCTCAATACAGTTACTCCGGGGAATGCTGCTTTGCAAGCTGCTTGACTATCCACGAATTTGCAGTATATTACTACATCTTCGGGCTTGTGCGCTTCAATAATTTTGCGGGTAACCGTAAATTTATCTTCGGCACACGAATACAGGTGCTGCATTTTCATGGTCATTTCAAGGAAGATATTGTTATTCATCATTTGCAACTTCTCATCGTCCAGGTACTTCGTTTTCAGAAACTCGTATTCTTCCTTAATGCTTTCTTCCACGGTGTAATTCACATCAATGTGCTGTTGGGTAACATCGAGCTGCAAATCGGCTTCGTACACATAAGGGCGAATAAGTGAGTAGAGGTAATCCACATTATGATATTTAGTAATGAATTCCCGCTGGTATCGCTGATGACCTACCATTTTAGTAATTTTGGTGTATTCGCAAAACGTATTCTTATATTCGGCATCGCTCATATTGAGAATGCGTGGAGAAAGAAAATCGAATTGCGGTTTTACGTCTAATAAGTTACGACTGATAGGCGTTCCGTTCAGGATCAGTTTATTTTCGGTAAGTTTTCCCATATCATGAATGCGTTTAGTTCGGATTGCATCTGCATTTTTGATATATAGACTTTCATCACATACCAGGAACGTTTTCCTACTCTCAAGCAAACGATAGGTTTCTAAATATATACGGCTACTTGCACTCAGGCTTTCGATGCCTATAAAGTGCGTTGGTACATCAAAACCTCCCCATTTTGCTACTTCATCCTGAATGCCTGAACCTATTACCCGTGGGTTTACGCTTCGGAATGGTGCAAACCAAACAACTTGCTCAATACCCGGAGTATCGCGAATCAGTTCTATTGCCGTCCGGCTCTTACCGGTGCCGGGTCGTTTAAACAAAGCTCCCACTTTGAGTGGTGAGAGTTTTGTAATGGCTTCGGATTGGCTATTTAGTAGGATCATAAATCAAATGATTATAAAACTAATATGAGAGCTATCTGATACTTCTTTTCTATCTTCGCTGATAAATGAAAGAAATACTTCGACACAATCGCCTTTCCAATCAGCAGGTATTTTAATTGTGTGACTACCAACTAATCTTTGTCTTCCATCAATTTCATAAATTGCTTCATCTTTCGATATATTCAAAATCGCAATCATCGAATTATCTGAAGGTTTGGCGTTACCATTCCCCGAATTGTCAGTCCAGTTAATGGATATTTCGCAATTTTGATAGGTTGTAAATCCATTCAGAACTCCTGCAAGAGTGCCCCTTGATACAAGGACTTTACTTATACTAACGGTATAATTTGGATATTCACCGATGATTGCATTATTCAAAATGTACGACATTGCAGCGTTAAATGAAGTTTGCTTGGAAGTAAAGTTTTTATAACCAACACGTAGAAATGCGGTTAAAGGTTTGCAAATACTTAATGCAAGCGCAAATTTTGAGCGACCTGTTTTTTGTAAATCAATTGTGGGAATATATGTAGTATTCATTTTACTAAGTTTTTATCGGGTTGAATTTCTTTTGGTTCTATTCGTTCGGGAACGTGGTGTTCCACAATGGTAGCTGCATCTTCTTCCGGAGGTTCGCAGCCAAATTTCTCTTTATATAGCCATGTTGGTATTACCATGTGTCCACCAAGTTTTTTGTTCAGCATAAAATCCCAACAAAATCGGCGCGGAAACCACATCTCAGTATTATTTATCAGAAGCAGATAAGCCCGTTCGGTTTGTCCGTAGAGCTTATCAAACTTCACATTTACCTTGGTAATCATCTTGGCAACATTTTCCGTTTATATGCTTCAATGGCTTTTGTCAATTCTTCGGTATGATACGCAACCTGTTGTTTCAGGTGTTCAATGCGGTTTGCTTTTTCTATTTCCAGTTGAGCATTTAGCGCATCGGTTACATGCTGTGGTATTGAAACCGGACGGAAAACATTCTTTTTATTTGGTCCGTTTTTCCCTTGTTTATGAGCAAATTCAAAATCAACAATATCATTAAATTCGAGCGTGGTTTCTCCAACTTTAATTTTTCCAATAGGTTCAGAAAACGATTGATCGGCATGGCGTTCTGATTTCAAGAATATGCGTTCGAACATAAGATCGTAAATTATTGGCGCATAATCATCCTTTACGTTCAAAAAGCGTGATTGCCAATAATAACTGAAACTTTGTGATTTAATACTCCATAATAATTCATTACGGGAACTGTCAATAGCTCCAAATTTTCGCATGTAAGCATCGACATTATCAATGGTAAGTTCTGAAATTTCTTTTTCGTCAGCTGATAATTTGATTTGTTCAGCTTCAATTTGTTTTTTCTCTTTGATTTCAGATTGCTGTTCCTGGTATTCGTCGTAATCAACTCCTGGATTATTTATTCCAAAAACAACAACTTCAATATTTTTTAGAATAGATTGACGAACTTCATTTTCTTGAGATTCAATCCACTGATCAGGTTGTGAAGGGCAATCGATACTTACCGATACACGAAATTCTCCATCTTTTTCGTAGATAAATGCCTTGGTTGACATTTTTTTTGTGTTATAACCGGCATCGTTTAGGTAGATGCGTTTCAAATCGCCTTTAGACCATACTGTTTTACCAAGTTCCTGAGCAAGTTGTTCGATTGTTACATTATTTGTTGTCATTTGAAATATGCCGCTGTTTTACGTTGCCGCCGTTTCTTTGATTAATTAATGATACAAAGATACATGTTTTATTTTAATTATTATCTGATTAGATAATTATATAACATAATTTAACCATATTTTAATAAAATGCTCCTATCTTCGCAGACAGGAGCATTTAAAGCACTACATAATTATGGAACATTTTTGTCAAAAAAGTATATCATCTATTCGTTGCACCGTTCGGTTTACACTTTTTTGTATTCCAAAAAATGGAAACCGAACTAAAATAACTTCCAAAATGGGTGTTTTTATACCAATAATAGAGATGAAATATACATAAAAACACCCATTTTGACCTATTTCCCCCACGCGCAGCGTGGGGGCGCTGGATCAACCTACGCCCCTTTTTATGGGTTTGTAGGCTGTTTCCCTGCCCGCTGTGCTTATATTGTTGTCAGTCCTAACCCTTCAATCATTTGTAATAATGCGGGGTTTTTAGTGCCCATACAAGTCAAAAGTCCTGTATCTACGTTTTTTTCAATTGTTATTTTGTTTTTTACAACTTTAACTTTTACAAAATCGCCTTGCTCAAATCCGTATTTCTTCAAATATTCGCCTTTTATATTTATGGCGTTCGTGTACTTCGTTCCCTGTGCGCTTCGGGTAACGGTTAATAGTTTATCCATCAGTCCACAAGTTTATAAGTGTCATTCAATACATCAAATAAAACGGCTGTTTGTGGTAAAATATTCGGTATTTCCGTTTGATACGGTTTGTAAATATGCGTTGCCAGGTTGTACACGTCCCAAAGTGCTACAAAACTATTTTCCTGTTCAAATCTTAAATAATTATCGGTAAATATGGAAATTTGCGCCTGATTCAACGGATAATTAGTTAACTCCTGTTTGATGTTCCCGATGCCATTATCGAAAGAAACTCGTATCGCTGTCATCATGCCAATTAATCGAAGTACATCGGGTTTCGTGCATTCAATTTCTTTCATGCGGTTAATGATGCGTTGGTCTCGTTCCTGATAACTGCCAAAATCTTTCATCCAATTATCTACAGTTTTAAAAATGTCATCGTTTGAAAGTTTCTCGTTTCCAAAATTAGAAACTGTTTTCTCCGCTCCCAATATGCAAAGATTATGGCAAATTTTTACACACGTTCCAAAAGCAATTTGTAAACCGTCCTGATGGTAAGCGATGGCGATGTTCGATGTTAATTCGTCATCTTCTCCATCATGTATTTGTATCGTGGTGTAAACTCTTCTCAGGATGTGCGCTTCGGGTGCGCCTTGTCCGTACCGATCTATAACTTGCGGAAGCGTGGAAACTCCGGGAAACTGTTTACTGTTGTTATTGGCTGCAAACATATCCTGTACATCTGCTCTCAATCCGTTACGGTGGCAAATATCCAAAATCTGATTAACTACAGAATAGTGATAAATCCCTCTCAAAGGATTTCCGTACACGTCGTTTTCTTTATACGTTGCCTGAAGTGTTTCAATGTCCAACGTTTGTATTTTCTCTGTTTCAAAATTGAAAGTTTTCATATTATTTATTATTTTCAGGGTTATAAACTTGTAAATCAGAAAAAACGGCTACTAATGGAAAGTATTTTATTTCTTTCGGATGTCCGTTCTCGTCAATCGTTTTTGTGGTTTGACTTCCCCATAAATAAAGTGCTTTTTGTCCTCGTTTTACGTGCTTTCCTGCCCGTTCCCATTGTTCAAATGTTTTTAACTCTGTGTGTCCTTCTCCCTGATAACGTGATTTTAAACCCTCGTTTACAGTTTTAATACTGCCTTTGTTTTTTAACTCCAATAATGTTTTTGAAATTTCTTTCAGTTCCATGCGCTTGGCTTGGATGTTCGATGTATTATTCATACTTTTGTAGTACTTAAAAAATTAAATGTTATTCGTTTGATTTTTGTTATCCCCTCAAAAGGCTGCAACCTAATGAGGGGATTTTTTTATTTATGCGATTTCTCGCATTTGGTTTTCAGTTTCCTGTATCGCTTCGCTAAATTCTGCAAACCAGAATTCCAAAAGTTTCCCGATTGTTTTCGGGCTGTTACTTTCAAAAACTTCTCCATTTGCATCGCATACCTGAACACTTGCGCTATCGTGGTCGTGACTGATTTTGAAATTCTCTACTCGTCTGCGTTTCTCCTGTAAAAGGTCATATTTTGCAGCCAATCGGCTCAAAATTTCGCTTTTGCGTTTGATTTCTTCAATTGTCAGCGGTTTTGGATGTTCCTGGACTACTTGAGTACTTTCCGCATCTTCCGCTTTCTTTTGTAGGTTATTAACTTCCGCTTTCTTTTCTGTTTGCGGTTTAACTACTGTCATTGTGGATTTTTCCACTTCCTGCACTTTTTGTG